TTTTACCATTTGTTGCACTTTGTACTTCTGCTTGGCTTGTTCGTGTGGTATTTCTAGCAACAATAATTGTGTTATTAGTTGTGTATATTATATTATCTCCTGCAGTATCTCTTTCACTAGCAGGTATTCCTCTAAATACTTCACAAATTACTTGTTTTTTATTTGCATCATAATTTGTAGTAAATGCTGATAATGACCAAGAGTTTGTTCCATAAGAACTACTTACCCAACGTTCATTTTCTGTAAATGTATATTTCCCAATATTCTTTCTTAAATACCACTTACCATCTATCTTAACAAATTCATCTTTGTAATCTCCTATTGCATTGTATTCTAAATCTCCTAGATTAAGTGGTTTACTTTTGCTTTGGTGAGGTATATAAGGTAATGCACTTTCTCCTTTGTTTACCATAAACGTTTCTTTTATAGCTTCATTTTTACTTGCGTTAACATAAATAATACAATATCCTGTGAAATTACTTGTAAATGTTGCCCCACCTAAACTTTTATAATTTGATATAGTTGTTCCTGTTGTAATATCTAATGTATCTATTTTAGCAATTTCGTGCCTATTCATAGATGTTTGTGAGCTAAATGTATAAGTTTCCCCTTCTATTGCATAAAATACAAAACTTTCACTATCTCCATCTACGTTTACTATATTTGAATTATTATTGAAATAGCATTTTACATTTTCTATTGTTAGATTTTTCCCACATACTACTACTTCATTATCTCCACTTATTGTGTGAATTGTTTGTGGTGTATCAGGTGTTGGTGTTCCTTCTTGGCTCATTTCAGTTGGATATAATTTATTCTTCATTACTGCATTTGCAGTATTATTTAGTGTTAGGCTTTCTCCCTCATCACTTACTTTTGGTAGTGCGTTGTATAGGGTTTTGTATAAGTCTAGTTCTTTTTGAGTTGCTAGTCCTGTTATATTTGCTATGTGGTTGTCTACTATTGATGTTCCTTCTATTTGTACATCTTGTACATTTCCATCTTCACCATTTGTCACATCAAAAGTTGTTGTTGTTTCATCTGTAAAGGTTATTGTATAAGTATCAACATTTCCACTTGTAGAAGTCTTTTCTATTGATGATATACCATTTCCTGTTTCTCCTGTATCACCTTTTAAACCTGTATCTCCCTTATCTCCTTTGTCTCCTTTATCACCTTTTGGTCCTTGAATACCTGTTGCTCCACTAAAGTCTGCTAAATATACCCATTTATAAGTTGGGTCTTCAACTTCAGTTTTAACCCATAATGTTGCATTATCTTGTTGTTCTATATTACCACTTATCATAACATAATCATTTACTGACATATTATCATAGTCGACTACCATTTGTTGTATTGTTGTATATGTTTTCTTTATTTGAAAAGGCTCTCCTTGTGGTCCCATTGGTCCTTGTTGACCTTGTAAATCTACATAAGAATAACTTTCTTCTTCATCAGTTTTAACACCTAATTTAGTGCCATCCCAATTATATTGAAAGTCTGCACCATCACTTACTACTACTGATTTTGTAGTATTGTCTTTCTTTGTTAGTGTAATTGTTACATCTTTATTTACTTTATCACTTACATCTATATTTAATCTATTTGTTTCTTCTGTAGCAGTTGCCATTGTTTGTAATGCTTCATTTACATCATCTAATGCGTCTGCAACATCATCTAGTCCTTCATCTAGTTTTGCTTCGTATTGTTCAAATTGACTAGGTGTTATTACTTCATTGCTTCCTTGATAACTTCCTTCTCTTAAGAATATCTTTAAAGGTGTAGGAGAATATCTTTGTACTAATTCTTCATCTTTTACTTCATAAGCATATACCTTTAAAGTAAATTCATTTGCAACTTGTAATAGTTCATAAGGAATATTGCATTCATTATCTAGTATTACCATTTCAATTGGCTCTTCATCGTTGTATATGAATATTGCTTTCTTAATTAAATCATTGTAATCATTACTAAAATCAAATACGCATTTATCTACATTATATTCACCTTGATTAAGTGTATAAATGTTAGATATTGACATTGTTGATTTTGTTACCTTTAAATCTATACTATTCATCGTTTCCTCCCATTATTTCTTCAACACTTGGTTGAGTTGCTTTTATTTCATCAATGGCTTTTTGGCTTTCTTCTAATGTTTCATCAGGCTTTAACCATTGTCTCATTTCTACATCACTTATTATGCCTTTATTATTAGCATATACCATTTGGCTCCATTCTGCTTGTGTATCTTCTATTAATGAATAACTCCAATCAAAACTTACTTCATAATCTCCTTGAGGTGATAGGTTATAAGCATTTGCAAGTACATTACAAGCATAAAAGAAGTCATCTAAACCTTTTTCAATGTTTGAACGCATATCATCAACTATTGTAAAGGTATCATACATTGCTCTTTTTATTTCAGTAGCAGTAGCATTATTAGTTTCTACTTCGCTTAATATTCCATAAGAAGTACCAACCTCGTGTTCAAGTCTTTTATAAAGTTCCTGTAGTCTTATTGTGTAATCTCTAAATTGAGGGTCAAATACTTCAAAGAAGTCATCTTCTGTTGTGTCTATTCTCTTAAATAAACCATCTTGTGGCAATACATCTTTACCACCTTTATCTCTAAACATAGTTGTATCTACACCAACAAAGCATTCTTTTAATTCATATTCACGAATTATTTGCTTCATTGTTTCTTTTATTTCTAGGATAGTTGCCTCACAACCATATGTTATAGGTACACCATATTTATCATTTGCCCTACGATTATTAATTGGTGATTTGATATATCCTAATAGTGCTCTATCTACATTTGAGATAGTTTGTTTTAACAAAATATTGTTCCAAAATTGTGGTGTAGGTATTTCTTGCCCTGTCTCATCAGTGAACTTTTGCTCTATTACGCAATTATATGCTTCATCACTTATTCTTTCTAGTTTATAGTTAGTCCATCTTATATAAGTCTTTGTTTGACCTATTCCTCTTGATATTTCCTTTCTTTCTGCTAGTATAGTCGCTCCTGTTATTAAATCTCCTTCAGTTGCGTCAATCGTTACTCTTGATTGTGGAACAATCGTGTAGAATAGTTTATTATTCTTCACATATGGAATTAAGAATACTCCACCATATCCAAATGACATTGATGTAATTTTCTTCATCTTTTTCCACATTGATTGTCCTGTTTTGTTTAGTAGGCTTACTCTTTCGTTTTCCCCTACGATGTTCATATTACTATCGCTTATTGTATAATTTGCTAGTTTATTAGCAAATATACTTGAGAAATTGATGTTATCTATTCTCTCATAAGCAAAGGCATACTTTGAATTATCTTCTATATCTTTTTGTTTTGTTTCAGTTGGGACGCGGAATAACTTATTCAATATCCAAGTCCATATTTTACTAAACATATACTATTGTCCTTTCTTTCTCCAAATATTATTTAACGCATAGCGTGTGGCATCGATGCAATGGTTATCTGCGTCAACATAACCACTAATATAATTCCCATCTTTATCCTGTTCATATTCATATGTGCTAAATTCTTCTGCAGATGTTGGTGCTCTATTAGGGTCTATAACTATTTTGGTTAAACTTGCTAACCATTTCATAGAATAATCTACACTTCCAGGTCCTTTCTCTGAACCTTTTATTAATGCACCATAACTTTTGAAATCTCCTATTGATTTCGGTTCTGCACTATCTGCTATTATCAAATCATCTTCATCAACTCCTTTTTCTTCTTTTAGATAATTCCATACATCTTGATTACTCATTTTATTTACTACAAATTCATCATATATGTATAAAGTTCTTTGAGATGGATTATAACAACATTTTACCCAAGCCAATGGGTCAGGGAACCAACCGAAGTCTATTCCTTGATATGTATATTCATATGTTTCAATCTCACTATCAGGTATTTCCCTTAACTCAATGTTTTCAAATACATTACCACCGTCTCCTGTTTCTTCACCTAAATATATATTTCTCCATTGTTCTTCATTTACTGATTTCATATATTCGGCTTCATCAATAAACTTTTGACCTAGCCATTCTTTAGGAACATCTAAATATGTACTTCTATGAATACATCTATCGGCTTTTGGTATCTTCTTCTCTATGTTTACAAAGTGTTGTGAACTAGGGGGAGTATTATATACTCTAAATACAACAAAGTCATCACCACCACGGATGACAGACCTATCTATTGTTCCGACCTCGTTCATACCATTCATTTGGTCAAACTCTTCATATACAACTATACCGATATACTTATCTTTAGGGGGTTTTATTGATTTAATCTTAACAGGGTCATCTGCACCTCTAAAATAAATCATTTGTCCTGTCTTTTCATTAACTATTTCTAATGGGTTTTTGGTTGATTTCCAATGTGCAGGAACCTGTGGATAAGTTTCCCCTAATTTATCTATTCCCCATTGCATTTGGCTAAATACACTATCTTTTAATGTATTAGCAACCTTCCTTATTAATAATGCACACATTCGTGGGTTATTCTCTAATAGTTCTGCAACAATTTCACTCCACATTGATGATTTATCGGAACCTCTCCCACCTTCTAGCCAATATTCAAAATATTTCCTATCTATTATATCTCTATATAAATCTACAAATGACCTAGGCATATCTTTAGCAGGTATTGTAATTACTATGTTGCTCTCTTCGTCTTTTTGTTCTTTTTTCTCCATTAGGTTCTGTATTATCTCGTAGTTCTTGGAGCTACCATTTATTGCTCCTTTTATTAGTCCTAATGTTACTAATTCTCTATATGTTATTCCCTTTGGGTTTGTTTCATCAAGTGTTTTCTCTAATACTGATAGCATAGTGGATTTCTTTCTTCTTGTTTCCCCACTTGCTATTCCACCTTTTCTTCCTAACTCTCTCGCTTCTTCCTTGCTTCGCTCATTAAAAGGTATTAGGTTTTCTTGCCCTTTAATCACATTGTATCACCTCATTAAAAGGAGATTAATATAATCCCCATTCTGCAAACTTTTCGAAGCCTCCTACTTGTTTAATGTAGTCTCTTGCTATCTCTACTATTTCATTGTATGGTCTTCCATCTATTGTATTATCTCCAATAGCACAACATAATTCGACAACTTTCCCTGTTTCTTGAGCCTTTAGGAATGCGTATATGTTTACTGATACATCGGCTTTTGATAAGTCTTTTCCGTGAAGCCCTCCACCTGTTACTGATTGAGCCATGTCGCTTCCTAGTTTTCTATTAGTAGCACCTGTATCTACATTTGTTCCACCTGTCCATTCACCTAATGGGTTTATAATAACTTCATTTGCCACTCCATCTAGTCTCTCTTTTAATTCGTCATTACTAGCATTTGATTGGCAACATATGAACTTATTATCTGTTAATATATACTTTCCATCTGTTGGATAGTATCCATATATTTCTCTTGCTAATGCACTTATATGCTTCTCATTTTCAGTTAGTGGCACCCCTTTGAATATTCCATTATCTCCACATCTTATTTCTTTACTTTGGTTTTCTGCTAGATGTTCATCTTGTCTATTAGCGTTTATAAATACCTCAATATTATCTCCTGCTATTCTATGTACTGCTTTTGTTATTTCTTCTTTGTCTAAATCGGTATCACTTTCAATTATTATGTTACATTGTCCGTGTCCTATTAGAACTTCCACTGCTATTCTTGGGTTTTCTTCCTTTTCATATGCTAGGTCAACTATTGCTCCTGCAATTCTATCTGCCACTTTATCAGGGTGGCTTGGGTTTACTTTTTCTATCATTATTCTTCTTCCTTTCTATTTAATAATACTGCCTTTTCTCCTGTAAAGTTTTCCCAGCGTTGGATTATTACATCAACATAATGCGGGTCTAGTTCCATCATATAACATTTTCTATTTAATTGTTCACAAGCAATAAGAGTAGAACCACTACCACCAAATAAATCAACAATATTATTATATTCATTATTTTTATCAAATTTTTTAAATATTTGTGCAATTAAATTCAACGGCTTTTGTGTAGGATGTACTCTGTTTGATTTTTCACTTGCCATTGTAAATTGCCTTACAACACTTCTAAAATTAGTCCAAGCAAGTTCACAGTCGGTTTGATCAGAACCACCATTATTTTTGTCCCATACTATCCAACATTCAGCACTTGGTAAACATTCAGTATAATAATTTGCACCCCACCATACTTGTTTTGCATCTTTAAAATATTTTTTGCATAAATTAAAACTATTTATAGCAACTGTATTGTCGTCATCATTCATAATATCAGTTTTATATTTTTCACTTAATACCCCACTTTTACTAACTGCATTCATTCCATAAGGTGGGTCTGTAAATACCATATCTGCCTTTACACCATTCATTAATTTTGCTACATCTTCTTCTTTTGTACTATCTCCACACATTAATCTATGATTTCCTAATTGGTATATATCTCCTAATTTTGCTTTTGGCTCTTCAGGTACTTCAGGAACTTCATCTTCTATTATTTCTTGTTCTTCTTCATCATCTAAATCTAATTCAAAACCAAAGTCTGACATATCTATATTTAATATATCGTCTAGTTCTGTGCTTAATAAATCAATATCCCATTCTGCTATTTCTGCAACCTTATTATCTGCTAATCTAAATGCTTTTATTTGATTTTCATTTAAATCATCGGCAACAATACAAGGCACTTCTTTTAAACCTAATTCTAAACTTGCTTTGTATCTTGTATGCCCTGCTACTATTTCTCCATTTTTATCAATGATAATTGGAACTTTAAAACCAAACTCTTTAATAGACTTTGCAACGTACTGTACTGCATCATCATTAAATCTAGGGTTATTTACGTATGGATGAATATCATCAATACTTTTCATTACTATTTCCATTTCTACCTCCGTATAGATAAATTATACCACAATTATATTATCTTTGTCTATTTCCTAAAGACTTTAATACAGAGTAAGGCACATCTCCGTTCATAAACTCCCATAACTTATCTTTCTGCCACTCAAGGATATCTAAACTATAGATTTGATTTCTTATTTCTCCTTGTGCAATATTCCTTTGTTTGCCCTCATAAATAGAAAAAGACGATAAAAGACCCACATAATGTTCCTTTATCGCCTTAATATTATCAACTGCTTCTTTAAAGTCCCACAATAAATTAATCTTCATTTAGCCACCTCTTTTACTCCATTATAGCACACAAAAAGACAGGAGGTAGAAAAAACCTGTCTTCCTAGAATAAAAAGGGATGGTGATATTTCTACCACCACCTCAATTTTACTATAATTTATTGATTATTGCAATCAGTGTCATCTTCCATCCAAGTATCTATATCACTTCTACCACTAATGATACATAATACTTCTACTATTACACCAATTATCATTGAAATTACATAACCTATTACAAAACCTAACCAAAAATTATCCATTAGTGCTCTCCTTTAGTTCTTCAAATAAGATATTTTCTTTTTTACCATTTTCACTAATATATACTGGTGTTGTATCATCACATTTTATTGCTTTTTTACTATAATCTACTAATTCATCAATTAATGATTTAAGACTACTAACTTTATTGCAACCATCATAATCACAACCAATTGAAATTATGTTTTGACACCATCTATCTTTTATTTCTATCCATCTATCTTTCGTTTCTATTTCTCTATTTAATCTTTCTATTTCTTTGTCTTTATTATCAATTTGTTTTTGCATTGAATAAAACTTTGTTGCATATACATCATTTTTTCTCTTTAAATCTTCGTTATCTCGTTCCTCTTGTTCTAGTCTATATTTAATTCTATCTTGTTTTTTCTTTTCTAATATTTCATCATATACACTCACTCTTTATCACTACCTTTTAGTTCTTTAATAGTTTCTATACAAAATTTTAAGTGAAAATAAAGTTTATCAACTTCTACCTCATCTATTGCTTCTAATTCATTTAGTTCCTTAAACATTTCACATATTTTGTTTAGTTTTTCTTCTATACTCATAATTTCCTCCTATAATTTCTTTATTACATCTATTACTTTTTCTTTAGTAAGATGGCCTGTTAGTCTATCTATTTTGTTTTCTAGTTCTATTTTTATGGCTCTTTTGGTATCATCTTCTATCTTTTTGGCCTTAACCATTGTATCTTTTGCTTGAACTAATGCTTCGTTTTTTTCATTGGTTAATAATTTTACCTTTTCTTTATAACTACTTTTTTCTTTTTCTAGTTCATATATTTGATTATCTTTATCTTTAAGCCTCTCTTTATATTCTTCAAGAGTTACTAATGCTAATTCGTGAGCCTGTCTTTCTTCATCAAATTTATCTATTTCTTGTCTTAACTTCTTGTTTTCGCCATCTAATTCCTTTGTTAATTTAAATTCATCAACTAAATATGATTTTATATCGGCTACTTTAACCTTCCTTGAATATTTTACTCTTTTTACCAATGAAGGCAAAAACTTTTCTTTCTTTTCCTCTTCCATTTTCTACCTCTTTTCTAAAAATATCGTGCATTTTTCACATTATTTTGTGCATTTTTGCACTTTTTTTGCAAAAAATCACATTATTTTTGGTTTTTTTGTGTTTTTTCTTCTTCTATTCTATCTAATTGTCTTTCTATTTTTTGTCTCATTGTCATTTCAATATCTTTATTTTCTATTCCATAATAGTATTGAAATTGTTTTAGCATAACATATACATCTGCTAATTCTTCGATTATATGATTTTTATATTTTGCTTCTAAATCTTTTGCATCTTCATCGTCAAAATCCCAACCACTATATTCATAATCAAATATTGCTTCTTCTAATTCGAAATATTCAGTTTGTATATATTTTAGTTGGTTTAATACTCCATAATGATTAATTATTTTTAATAAATCTTCTTTCATTTATTCTCCTCTCCTCAATAACTTCTTGCATTACTTTGTCATAATTATATTTCTCTAATTGTTCCCGTTCTGTTAAAGGAAGATTACATTTTTCACTTGAATTACATAATATTTCATCAACTTCAATTAATCTTTTCTCTAATTCTTTATCTTCTTTAAGTATCATTTTCCCACTATATCCTAAAATAACATCTTCTTCATCAGTTATTCCTAATTCTTTATATACTGCTTCTTCATCTCCAGTATGTAAGAATATCCATAAGTGCATTTTCTTTGCTAAATGTAATAATCTATCATATTTAATTTTCTTTTCCATTAGTGTTCTCCTTAAAAAATGTTTCATATTCTTTTTGTGTATCTTGATATTTTCTTAAATCTTTTTTTAATACTTCTAAAAAATTACTATATCCTATTATTTCAATGTTATTTGTTCCATCGTGGTATTTATCTTTTATATTCCATTTACCTTTATGAAACCCATCTCTATAATAATAAACAAATTCCCCATTTCCTATGTAACAAAGTATTCTGTTTTCTCTAATTCCACCAAATTTATTTAATACTATATCTCCTACTTTCATATTTACTCCTTTGGCATTTCATATACACATTCTTCTATAAGTAAAGGGTTTACCATCAATGATACCTCTCCTATTCTTAATATCTTTTCTTGTATTTCATCAAGTATCTCTAATGCTCTTTCTTTTGTTTTATATTTTCCAAGGGTATATGTTTCTAAATTTACACCTACCCAACATTGCGTATAAATATCGTTGTTGTTATCATCAATCAATAAACTATCTACTTTTACTAAAATGTCTTTATCTTGGCTTCTTATCCATAGTTCCAATTTTCTTCACCTTACCTTTATTTTGTTTTGCTTGTAATTCGGTATAATCTTTGTGTTTCTCTAGCAACTCTTCTAATTTTTCGATAGGTTGCTCATATTCATAAGTTCCTTCTTTTGTTTTTATCTTTATGTTGTAATTCCATTTATATTGTTCTTTCATTTATTCTCCTCTACTTTATCTAATATTTCTAAAATATTTTCTACATCCATTTCATAAAATTGTTGATTTCTATGCACTTGTTTTGTTATATATTCTCTTGCTTCTTTTATGATAGAGTGTAGTTTTTTGTTTTCAACTTCTAAACTATTTATATTATCGGTTATATATTCATTATCATCAGTTAGGTTTGTGATTACATCTTCTTGCCTTTTTATTTCATTATTTAATCTTTCTATTTCTTCTTCTTGCTTATTATTTTTATCTATCATAATGTTAATAAAACTTTTTTCAACATCATCTAACTTATTCCACATATTTTTTACTACTTCATTTGCACTAGGTATTTTAATTTCTAATTTCATTTCTTCACTAGAACAAATTGGTGTATAACTTACATTTCCAATTCCAATTTTTCTCACTCTTTATCACTTCCTAAAATGTCCAAACC